TGCAAACTCCGAAAAGAGAAGGTTACCAAGGTTACTTACTAGGTGACGGTATACCTAGTAATGGTGAAGCATTTGGACACGGTATTACATTCCCGAGCAACAGCGTAGAAGGAGACTTTTTCTTAAGGACAGATTTTATGCCAAATAGATTATTTAGAAATGACGGATCTCGTTGGGTTAAACAAGAAGATTCAGTGCGTATGACACTTACTAATACAAATACAAAATCTACACAAAAAGGCACATTTGTTAATAACACAAACACTGATACAATAGGTGGCGAATCTGTAACTCAAAGACAAAGTTTATCTAAAGCACTTAGACCTAAGGCGGATAATTAATGATAAATTTTATAATTTTTGGCATAGTTGACAATGCAATAATGATTTTAGGCGCAATGACCGGATTAAGTGTGGAAAAATACCTACCATCCGCGCTTCAAAAAGGTATAGGAACAGTTATAGGTGCCGGTATAGGAAATGCTCTAAGTGATTTTATGGGCGGCGCAACCACGGCCAGTTGGGACTTAGCGTTTGGTACAGCTTTTGGATGTATAATAGGATTAGCATTTATCCCTATTTTTCAATACATCACAAAAAACTGGAGTAGCAAATAATGCAACATTTTTATGATGGACAAATACGTAGATATATAACTCAAATTGTCAGACTTATGAGTAACTTTTCTTACAAGGATGGTAGTGATAAGTTAACAGAAGTCCCTGTAATGTACGGTGATATTACCAGACAAGTTGGACACATACTAAGAGATAATTCAGAAAATAAAATTCCTAGTGCACCTCGTATGGCTGTGTATATAACCGGACTGGAAATGGATATGGCTAGATTAAGCGATGCAAGTTATGTTAATAAATTAAACATTAGAGAACGTGCTTACGACAGCAACGGTAAAGAATATTTAAACACCGAAGGTAAAAATTATACAGTTGAACGATTAATGCCAACTCCTTACACACTCAGTGTAAATGTTGACTTGTGGACTACAAATACAGATCAGAAATTGCAATTAATGGAGCAAATTCTAATGCTGTTTAATCCAAGTTTAGAAATACAGACAACAGATAACTATGTAGATTGGACTAGTTTAAGTGTTGTAAATTTAGATACTATTGGTTTTAGTTCAAGAAGTATACCAGTAGGCACAGAAACTGAAATAGACGTTGCTACACTTGGATTTAAAACACCAATATACATTTCACCACCTACGAAAGTAAAAAGACTAGGTGTAGTTACGAGTATTGTTCAGAGTATCTACGATGAATCACGGGGTACTATTGGATTAGAACAAAGCAAACCTGAATTAACTGCATACAGCGATACTGCTGTCCCAAGTGCTGATATACGCACAACTGTTGGCATAACACCAACAGGAGAGATTAACAGAGTCAATAGAAATGCTGGTGCAATTAAAGATAATACAACTAATGTAATTACTAATACTTTTAAGGATTACGGATTACTAATATTAGGCAATAGTGCAAAACTTATAAGACGTGGTGTTGTTGGCGGAGTACTATGGGACGCATATGTTAAATCCTTTCCAGAAATATTTGAAGCAGGCATAACAGAAATACGATTAAAACGTAAAGATTTAACTACAGAAATAGTTGGAACAGTTGCTATAAACACTACAAATCCAAATGAATTAATAGTCAACTGGGATGCAGATACGTTACCTAGTGATACTGTGTTTACCGGACCAAGCGGGGATAGTAATAAAATACATTATATTATTGATCCTCAAAAAACAAGTCCTGCTACACTAAAAACTGCTGGATATAGATTCTTGTTGTTAGACAATAGTATTGGAGATGCAGTTAATACTGATGGTGCTGATGACTGGAAAAACAATGACGGCTCAGATTTTATTGCTAGTGCAAACGACATAGTTGAATGGAGCGGTACTGCATGGCATGTGGTGTTTGATGCAAGTACATATACTGGCACTGCATATACTACTAATCTTAATACAGGCGTACAATACAAATGGGATTCAGGTGAATGGATATTATCATTCGAAGGCGAATATCCAAATGGGACCTGGCGTTTAAAATTCTAGCATAATTATTTGTATGGAAAACATTATTTGTAGTGGAGCATTGTTCTACACATTAGATACACATAGATTTTTGTTTTTGCACCGTACAAAAGGTAAGCAAAGCAATCTTTGGGGATTAGTAGGAGGCACTAACGAGGGCGAAGAAACACCTTGGGAAAGTCTAAAACGTGAAATATCTGAAGAAATTGGCGATGTAAAAATTAAAAAAACTATTCCTTTAGAAACTTTTGTAAGTAACGATGATAAGTTCCAGTTTCATACATATTTGTGTTTAGTTGAAAATGAATTTATTCCTATCCTTAATGATGAACACGACGGATATGCTTGGGTCTCTTTTACAAAATGGCCAAAACCGTTACACCACGGATTAAGAAATACTCTAACTAATAAAACAAATCAAACAAAATTAGAAACAGTCTTTAAATTAATAGATTTATTGGATTAGAACATGGAAAAAAATAATAATGTAATACAAACAGATTTTGGTTATGAAATTGAATGGGCTAAATTTGATAACTACGGTGCAAAGATTATAGTTTTTAGTAAAAAAGATAAAACACCATTTTGGTATAATGTAAAAACAGAAAAAACATGGTTTGTAAATTCAGGATCATTTATCTTTAGATGGATAGACACTAGTGACGGGCAAATATATCAAAACAATTCACAAGAAGGATCAGTTTTTACAGCTAAACCTCTAGTTCCATGTAGTATAGAATGTACATCTGCTAATGGTGGGTTAAGCGAAACAAATAACGGACATTACGAAAATGATAAATTTATTGTTATAAAAAAGGAAAACTATTAATGAAAATCACTAGTTCACCTAAATATTTAAAAGATTGTAAAATTTTTACACAAGCAATCGAAAATATAAACAACTCCGAAAGAAAAGTTTACTATAAAAAACTTTTTGATAAATTTCAATTCAAAGCAAAAATGATAGACGAAGTGCATTCCTCATTTAACCCTGGAAAAATTCAACCCAATATTATAAAAGAACATGTAACAGAATTAAATGAACTGAGACATGAATTAGCTAAACTATCTAAGTCTTAAATATTTGCTAGTCTTTTAATAGTTATTGAACCAAACATACTAGGATGTGATTGACACTGATAAACATAGTTAGTATTGTTAGTTATGTTTTCAGGAATACGCCAGTATAACATACCACTTGATTTACCTTGAGCACTACTATTTGTGCTTACAGTCCCGTCTGCCGCAACATGAACTAAATTGCTAGTTAGTGCAGTAAGAGTATTATCTTGAAGTTCAAAAGGATGTCCGCTAATCTCGTCGAGGTCAAATGCAACAGTTGTTCCTGATAGCACATATATTGTTGGATTGTTTCCGGAGTAATGACTATTAAATGTGTATGCTGAAGTACCTACATTATCTACTCGATAGGTAACAGCTGCATGTTCGTATACATCATGTACATCAATTTGAGCTGTCTGAACATCGGTTAATTCTCCAAATGTGCTAGAGCCGCCACTTGCAGTGCTGTTTATAGTAATAGTATCAGTTGCTGAATTAGTTGTGATAGTAATATTAGATCCTGCAACTAAATTAAATGTATCTTCTGCTATATCTGCAATAACTAGATCTTGTCCACTAACTGCAATTTTCGAAAATGCGTTTTGATTAGGTTCGCCGCCACCACCCGATATTGATGCTGTAAATGTTATTTCATCAGTGAGCGGATTGGTTGTTATTGTGGTGTTTGAACCAGCAACAAAAGTTACTGTACTATTAGCCGTATCTGCAAGAATATTTTCTTCACCATCAACACTTATTGCGCCAAAAGAATTGGGAATAGTAATATTACCAGATCCACCGACAATATTCCATGCAGTACCGTCCCACTGCCATGTAGTAGTTCCGTCTGTAAATGTATCACTTAGTGATGGACTTGCTGGAAAATTTATAGCCATTTTTTACCTCTTACTGTATTTATTAATCTGGTACATATCCTGATGGGCCTGCAACTGTTGGATCACCTACGTCTCCGTCTTGGAATATGTTTCTAATT